TCTTGAACGCAGTGTCTTCTTCGTCATCCTTCCCTTCTTCCGATTCAACGGAGACATCGGCATCCGCACCACAGCAGCCGACATCAGCAGAGACGAGCAAACTCACGTCGCCGTCCACTCGATGGTCTGCTCCGAGCTGGGCCTCAAGTCCACACCAAGCCTCAATCGACTACGCAGAGCGACTGTGGGATGGGTAGTGGATGGCCTGTCCTCGTCTGAGAACAAGTATCTAGACAAGGACTTCTGGCTGAAGCAATCCGATTCCCTTTACGAACGTGGTAAGGCTCCTGGCCTGTCCGATACCCAGCGTGCTCGGATGCCTGCGTTCTTTGAGGCTGCCAACACTGACCTGCCTCAATATGGCTAATGACTACCTTGAAACCGAAGAACTCCCTCTATCCAGAGTGATAGGGGGAAAGGTAGATCTGGTTAAGCTTATTGAAGAACTTGATAAGATGTACCCAGATGCCTATCCGGAGTACAACATTTCGGAAAGACAGATGGCCTTCCAAGCAGGGGCCGTCGCTGTTATTCGCTACCTCAAAGGAAAGATTTAATCATGTGCCTCGCGTCGCCTCCAGCGGCTCCACCGCCGCCTCCCCTTCCTCCTGTTCCTCCAGCTCCTGAGCCCCCGGCTCCGGCTCCACCGCCGCCTGTTTCCCTGACTCCTGCTTCTGCTGGTGAGCGTGTTGCTACCATTCGTAGCGCCGCCTCGACCCGTTCGGCAGCTCGTCAAGCAGCCAGTGGTACGGCCCGTTTGCGGATGCCTCAGCTGTCTGTTACCCCTTCCACTCAGTCCAGCGGTGGTTCTGCTGCTACTGGTCTCAACATTCCTAAGTAATGGAAAATCAATCTGCCGCATCTCGTTATGCTAGATTAGCGAGCGACAGAACGATCTTTCTTGACACTGCCCGTGAGTGTGCGGAGCTTTCCCTGCCCTACCTGCTGACCCCTACTGGGGTTATCAATGGGCAAAAGCTTCCCACTCCTTGGCAGTCAATCGGAGCTAAGGGCGTCAACGTCATGGCCTCGAAGCTGATGCTTAGCCTGTTCCCTGTAACGGCTACGTTCTTCAAGCTTCAGATCAATGATGGCAAGATCGCCTCGGACCCAAATCTTGATGCTAAGATCAAATCAGAGATCGACTTGAGCCTCTCCAAAATGGAGCGGGTCATCATGCAGCACATTGCCGAATCACAGGATCGTGTGGTCCTCCACCAGGCAATGAAGCATCTGATTGTAACCGGGAATGTCCTGGTCTACATGGGGTCGAGTGGTATCAAGCTTTATCCTCTTGACCGCTTTGTGGTCGTCCGTGATGGAGAGGGTCAGCCTACCGAGATCGTTACTGTTGAATCAATCAATCGACAGTTCCTTCCTGAACAATTTAGACAATCTCCAACCACAGTCAATCATACTGGAGATAATACCAGTATTCCTAACATTGATGTGACCGTAGGAGAAGACGAAGCTGCTGTGTATACATGGGGTAAACTCATGGATGGACAGTGGCGCTGGAGGCAAGAGGTTGATGGAGAAGTTGTTCCTCAATCAGAGGGCAAATCTCCTAAGACTACAACCCCCTGGCTTCCCCTCCGCTTCAACGTTGTTGATGGTGAAGACTATGGCCGTGGACGAATCGAAGAATACCTTGGAGATCTTAAGTCCCTTGAGGGCCTTATGCAAGCAATGGTGGAAGGTTCCGCTGCTGCTGCTAAGGTGGTCTTTCTGGTATCTCCTTCTGCTACCGTTAAGCCTTCTACTCTGGCAAAGGCCGGAAATGGGGCGATCATCCAAGGGCGGGCCGACGACGTAACAGCCGTACAGGTCCAGAAGCAGGCAGACTTTGCTACTGCTTACCAGATGATCACCCAGCTCAATCAACGGCTGAGTGAAGCGTTCCTCATCCTTACCGTAAGGCAGAGCGAACGCACTACTGCTGAAGAGATCAGAGCCACCCAACAGGAACTCAATGAGCAGCTCGGGGGAATCTATGGTACCCTGACTACTGAACTGCTGAGGCCCTACCTTCAACGTAAGCTCTTCATCCTTCAACGCTCGGGCGATCTGCCTAAGCTACCGAAGGGTGTTGTGTTCCCAACTGTCATTGCTGGTGTCGAAGGCATCGGCCGTGGTCAGGATCGGGAATCACTGATCATCTTCCTTCAAACCATTTCGCAGGCATTGGGCCCCGAGATGATGGCCAAATTCATTAACCCTGAAGAAGCCATCAAGCGTCTCGCTGCTGCCCAAGGCATTGATACCATTAAGCTGGTTAAGACCGCAGAAGAGATGGTTGCTGAGAAGCAACAAGCTCAACAGCAGATGGTCAATCAAACCATGCTCAACCAAGTGGGTGATCTTGCTAAGGCCCCACTCCTTGATCCTTCTAAGAACCCTGAAGCAACAGATGCCGTCAGAAACTTCATCGGCGCAAGCCAGCAAACTCCAAGAGTCGGACCTCCAGGGCCTCAACCCTGAGGACTATGAAATCTCGGATGATGATACGACCGAACTAACTACCCGTCGTAAATCAGCTGGACGCCCCAAGGTCAAGACCGACATTGCTCGGGTATCACAAAATAAGATTGTGGTTCCTGGTCTTGGCCAAGTCACCCTTGTTATCCACTAATCATTACCAATGCCTGAAATCACCTTTGACCCCACCGATCCAGCTGATACGGAGGCTAGGGAAGCAGAAGAAGCAAGACTTCTTGAGCTTGGCAGTAGGCTTCAAGACGAGGAAGAAGAGATTCGCAATGAGACCTATGACAAAGCTCGTAGGGACTCAGAAGCAGAACTCAACTATGCTGGTAAATTCAAATCAGCAGAGGACCTTGAAAAGGCATACCTGGAACTTCAAAAGAAGCTAGGTCAGAAGGATACAGAAGAATCGCCTTCGGATGAACAAACCGAGAGTGATGACTCCCAAGAAACAGAAGACTCCAGCGATGATGGGGTGTCAGAAACTGCTCAGCTCCTGAAGGATGCTTCGGCTGAGTGGTTCAATAACTCTAAGCAGTTGAATGCTGACACGCTTCAAAAGCTGAAGGAACTTCCCTCGGAGCAACTGATTGAAGCCTATCTTGAGCTTCAAAAGAATGTTACTCCAGTTCAGCAGGCCCTCAGTGATGCTGATGCTGATGCTATTGTCAAATCCGTTGGAGGCGATGAAGCATACAAACAGACCCTGGCTTGGGCTGCTGAGAACCTGAAACCCGAAGAGGTGGCTGCCTATGATAACGTTGTCAACAGCGGTAACAAGGACGCCATCTTCTTTGCGGTTCAGGCTCTGAATCAACGTTACAAAGATACTGTTGGCTTTGAAGGTCAACAGGTTTCTGGTAAGAACGTTCGTAACTCCGTCAAAGGATTCCGTTCACAAGCCGAACTTGCCCGTGCCATCTCTGACCCTCGCTATCGGAATGATCCTGCGTACCGCCTTGACATCGAGGCGAAGCTGGCTGCTTCCGGCGATCTGATCTGATTAACTGCCCGCGTCCGTGGCATCAAAACGGCGATTGTACACCGGATTGGATTCCCCGGTGGATGGTGAACCGTCCCGCTGCCCCTTCGGCGCGGACAACTAAATAAAACACCCCTCATGCCTATCCATTGGAAGCACAAACAGAGGGGTCGCTAGGTCGATAGCCCAATGTAGAGGCAGCCAGGACAACTGGAACTCAGTGCTGGTGCAAACCCAGCTCGACCTTTTGAGGATGGGACAACCTCGTTAAAAACCCAGTCATGACTGGAGTATTGGCCTGCTGCGGCAGACACCCAATACAACGGACGTATTTCCTAAAAACCAAATACTTTAAATCCGGATAAAACCCAAGTACTTGGAAAGCTGATAAACCTTCTCTTTCCTTAAAACAATGACTGCAACAGTAACTCAACTCGGCCAGGTTAATAAGGCCGGTGACAAGAAAGCCCTTTATCTGAAGCTCTTTACGGGCGAAGTGTACGAAGCTTTCCGCAACTCCACCATCGCTAAGGGCCTGGTGATGAACCGCACCCTGCGTGGCGGTAAGGAAGCTCAATTCATTCATACCGGTCGTATTCAGGCCGGGTATCACACCCCTGGTAATGCTATCCTGGGTTCCGGCAACCCTCCGGCTGCTGAGACCACCATCGCAATGGATGACCTGCTGGTCGCCTCGGCGTTCGTTGATAACCTCGACGAGACCCTGGCCCAGTATGACATCCGTGGCCCCATCGCCCGTCAGATCGGCCAGGCTCTGGCTGAGTTCTATGACCGTCGTATCTTCCGCGTTCTGGACCGTGCTTCGGGCCTGACCGCTGCTGTGACCGGCGAACCCGGTGGCTTCCAGATCAACCTGGGTGCCTCCAAGGAGTATGATGCTCAGGCCCTCGTGGACGGTTTCTTTGAAGCCGCTGCTCGCCTGGACGAGATCGCTGCTCCTAAGGATGGTCGTGTGGCCGTGCTGGCTCCTCGTCAGTACTACGCCCTGATCAGCCAGGTCGATACCAACATCCTGAACCGTGAGTACGGTGCTGCCGGTGGTAGCCTGAACAGCGGCGAAGGTCTCTATGAGATCGCTGGTATCAAGATCTACAAGTCGAACAACATCCCCTTCCTGGGTAAGTATGGTTCGGCTTCTGGCGCCAACATCGACGCTGCTGCTGTTACCGGTGAGAACAACAACTACGGTGTTGCTTCGAACTTCACCAACAGCTGTGGCCTGATCTTCCATCGTGACGCTGCTGGCGTTGTCGAGGCGATCGGTCCTAGCGTTCAGACCACTGGTGCTGACACCAAGGTCATCTATCAGGGCGACGTGATCGTGGGCCGTCTGGCCTACGGTGCTGGTGCCGTTCGTGTGTCCTGTGCCGGTGCTTTCCGCAACGTCTGATAACTCCTAATTTGGAGAAAATTTGGAATAGGTTAGGAGGTCTCTACGGGGGCCTCCTTTTTTTTTATAGTCCTGCCCGACAACCATGACGACTCAACTCCAAGCAATCAACCAGATGCTCTCTGGCATCGGGCAGGCTCCTGTGGTCAGCCTTGATGTCGCTAACCCTGAAATCGCTATTGCTCTGAATGTACTCGAAGCAGTCAACACAGAGATCCAAGGCGAAGGATGGCACTTCAATACCGAAGTTCAATATCCTCTGACTGCTGATGTGAATGGTAACATCTTTGTTCCCACCAACGTCCTTCAGATTTCAGATAACAAGTTTGCCAACAATCAGAAATACCAGACCGTATTGCGTGATGGTAAACTGTACGACAAGGTAAACCACACCTACACCTTCCCTGCTGGATCCACCATCAAGTGTGATATTGTATGGAAGTTTAACTTTGAGGATCTGCCTCAGGTCTTTAAGAATTACATCACCCAGAGGGCTACCCGCGTTCTTGCTGGTAGAATCCTAGGGTCTCAGGAGATGGTCTCCTTTAATGCCAACGACGAGGGGGTTCTCAGGGCAAACTGTATTGCCTACGATACCAACACCTCAGAGGCAAACATCTTTGGTCTGGAAACAGGTCAGAATTTCTACATCAGTTACACCCCATTTCGTGCTATTGCTAGGTAATCATGGCTGCTGTATCTCAGAAAGTTATTGGTCTGATTGGTGGTGTATCGCAGCAACCAGACTCCTTGAAGCTTCCTGGTCAGCTCCGTGAATGCACTAACTACTATCCTGATCCAACGTTTGGTTTGCTTAAGAGGCCTGGCATTCGTCTGACTCGTAAGCTGGACAACAGCGTGGCAGGTGGTACTTGGTTCCTCATCTCAAAGGGCCAGAATGATAAGCTTTTGATGCAGGTCGGATTTAATGGTACGGTAAGGCTGTGGGATGCTCAGAGCGGCATTCAGCAGACCCTTAACGCCTTGTCTGGTACTGCTCAAACCTACGCAACACACACCAAGCAGAGCGATCTGGACATCCTTCAGATTAATGATTACGTTTTCTTTCTTAATAGGACTGTTAATGTTGCAGCTTCTGCTACGTTATCTAGTACTCAGATTCCTTTTGGCTATGCGGTCCTGACCAGTGTTGCTTATGACACGACGTACAAGATCACGCTTGATACGACAACGTATTCATACAACACCCCTACCACCTCTGGTAGCTCGCTCAACGCGGATACAATCATTGCTGGCCTGGTAAGTGCCATCAACGCTGGTGGTATTTATACTGCGACTGGCATTGGTAATGCTATCCATGTCAAGCGTGTCAACAACGCAGACTTTTCTATTGAGGCAAAGGGTGGCCTGTCTGGAACTGGCATCATTGCTTACAAGGGAACGGTTGATGGTCCTCAGGATCTTCCAAAGCAGTTCCTTAATGGAGAGGTTATCCAGATTGCTGCGGACAATAACTCCACAGGCGATGACTATTATGTCAAGTTTGTAACAAGTAACGGTGGATCCAAAGGCGCTGGTGTCTGGGAAGAAACAATCGCCCCTGGTGTGTCTGTTGGTTTGAATCCAACAACCATGCCTCACGCTCTTATCAAAGAGGCCAACGGTTCGTATACCTTTAGGGAACTGAGCGCATCTGCTGCGGCAGCCTTTGTGACTTCCACAACTGTTACTGGCATTCCTACGGCAGTGAGCATCACTTCTGTTGGAAATGCTCGGTGGAGCATAGGTCAATCCTTTGCTGTCTATGGTGGATCAGGAATCAACCTGCGACTTGAAGTCACCTCCGTTAACGCCAACCGTCAGATTACTGGCATCCGGATTGCTCGTGCTGGACAAGGCTACACAGCCACGAACAGTGTCAGCAACAACGAGGGTGATGTCTTTCAAATCACAACCGTTGGT